GTTGTCTGTATGCTATCCCATTTCTCCGCCATGCGTCCCTGAGAAATAGCGGTATCGTATTCAGTCTTTAACCAGGTTTCATTATACGTATCAAATATTTCTGAAGCATCGGCCCGGAAATCTTTGAAAGAACGTACGCCATTTTCATCCGTTAGTTTATCCGACATCTCTAAAGTCTGCTGAAATGTTTTTGCACCGGAAAACAAATAAATATTTTCTCTCAATCCTTCTGCTAACTCGGTAGCAGGACTATTCATGTCTAACCCGGAACCTCTGTTAACGCCTTGTAAAAGTTTTTCAGCCGTTGAATTATAAAGAGAACCCGGTAATTTACGTGGAGTAATTTTGCCATCAAAAATATCTTTTATGATTTTTTCTTTAGGCATAAATTTTCCTTAGTTTATTTTTTACTTCCTGAGATAAATTAGTAGTCGGTTCAGGTTGCGGTGCATCTGTTAATTTAACACCGGATAATTCAGAAAGTTGCTCAGGATCAATTTTCATACCCGCTGTAAACATTGCTGTCGCCACATTTGCCCATGCCTGCGCTTGTTTTGCTTTATTCTCATTTTCCTCGTGTAATTCGGAATCGTTTTTAACTTTATATTTTTTTCCGATTGGAATTTTAATACCAAGTTTAATTAATTTCGGAATCAGTAAAGTGTTAATAATATGTTCTTCAAAATTACAATCAATTGTTTCGCATTCAACCAAGGCCTTCATTTGTGGGCTTTCTTCATCTTCTTTGGTCATTTTACCGCCACTACTTGCTAAGCCATCCTCATGCCCTAATAATATTGCTGAGATAAATTTTTTGTAACGTGTTTCTAAATTTTCATAAGATTTCCAACCAGTACCGCTATTACTATCGCCTTCTAATGCAAACTCATCATTTTTATTTAAAATCAATCCGCCACTTGATCCAAGAATACTAACGGCTTGTTCTGCCCGGCCCCTTTCTTCTTCTGAATTGTCAATTGTTTTAATTACAACAATTGGCTGGCCAAATCTTTCAATGTAATCGGTGTTCCAACCCGTAATTGAGCGTAAAACAATTTCGTAAATAGCAACTTTCACAAGCAATCCATACCCACAAGTACTAACGCCATTCTCGGATGGCGTTGTAACCCAAAGTGACCAATCGTAAGGTTTTTCACCATTATCGCTTTGATAATTCGGGTTATTAAAATTAATGCCACTTGGTATATATGGCATAGTGGCCAAGCATTCTCTATCCGGCGATACATCTGTCCTACGAGTTATTTGAACGTTTGGGAATGCATTATCTATTAAATCACCAAATGTTATAAGAGAATAACCATAATACCGAGCATCGGCAATATATTCCCGCATCTTTTGAAACCATTCAGTTTGAAGTAATGCTGTTCCTGCCTCATCTGTTACGCCGTTTTCATCACACAAATGAAACTTTTTTAATAACGTTAAATTCTTTCGTTTCTGCATACACGCAGTTACATGACCATTCAAAACCGTGTCAAGAAAAATCGTTTGCATCTTAACACGATACGGTAACGATGCTAATGGGCGCTCGGCTTCGGCTATCGCATCCTTTAAAAAAGAGCCATCAACTTTTATCCGTATAACTTGATTTGGTGCCCGATAACGATTAAGTTCACGGGCGTTGTTTTGTATAGAAGATGTTAATTGAGTATTTGTATTTGATCCCATCGAACCAACTCCGGGAAAAAACATATTTTTAAATATCTTTGAAAAACTAATAGCCATTGTTTTGTTTTACTTTACTCACAAATCTAATCCTTGCTCCTTGTGCCGGCTGAATGACAGGAACGCCAAGCGTTACTATTCCATCGGCACACATCTGAAGCCATAATAAAAATTCGTTATATTTTTTATCCCAAAATACCGGCTGATTACGGGGTGAAATTAACGGGGCTAATTTATCGATGGTAATCCATACCATTGCCTCAACTATTTGAGGATTCCGATTATCTCCAAACGTCCAGCTTTGTGGCTGCCAGTTAATAATATCAAGCCCTGGCTTAATACTATTGTTTGTAATTGCAATCCAAATTTGTCCATTCAGCAAAACACGATTACCAACTACATAAGCACCTGGTGCCCATGCGGTAGGAAGTGCGGCATTAGGCGCTAATCCCGTAACCCCATACAGAACCCCGGTACCCCAATTAGCAACCCCGTTAACGGGATCATCAGGAAATACATTGTTAAGAGGTATATTAGCATAATTTACACTCTGTAAATCTCCGATATGGCTCGGTATATTTGTTTGAACTTTATTTTTATAAATTTTATTCTTCCAAAAAACAATATCATTCACATTGTAAAAGCCATATACATTAAACTCAGGATATGGCAATGTTATGTAATACAAATCGTGTAATTTACCCAGCAAATGCCAATATGTTGTATTTGTTGGCAGATCATTTGCAATTGTATTCAGATAGCAGTAATAACAATTGCCATCCGTATAAGTCACCATTTGACCCACAATATAGTTTTGAACAACCCAATTAGGATAATTCAATTCAATCAAATCATTGCCGTTGTAATTTACCGTGCTTGAAAAAACTGAAGTATTTTTAAATTCTTTCGCACAATCAAATTTCTGAGTAATGTATGAGGAAATTAACGCCTGGCTAACGGCTTCTTTCGTCACTCTCAGTGCATCATTTGACTGAATTAACTGATTGAATACCGGCGATTGAATGTTGCTTAAATAATCGTATAAACGCAAATAACCCATAAGGGTTGAAAGTATTTAAAATACGAAACCTATATTAAATGTAAGATACTTTTACTTTACCATCCATTACGGGTAGTTCGCTTCACGCCGATTGGGTTAGCAAATGATTCTGCGCTATTGGTATACTTGGCATATTCTGTTCGGAAAGTAAAACAAATGAAGTAACGAAGTATGTCAACGAAATGCCCATAAGGCTGATAACTTTTTTTTGTCATTTGATCTATAACGGTTGATTTATCTACCTTTCCGTTCTTATCTTCTTTTGTATTTTCAAAATCAATTATTGCGATGCGGCAATTTTTATCAACACGTATTTTAATGCCTGAGTATTCACTTTCTAAAATCAAATTCGTGAAATCCGCTGAGTCCCTGACGGATGGAGAACTTGATAAAGTTGCCCGGCGTGGTTTAAATTCAGATAATTCTTTTATTATGATTGTAAACAAATCGTGTCCTTTCTCTTGTTTCACATCTTCTTTTTGACTCGTTGGATCGCCACCAATAAATACCGCCTCATTATGTCCCCACGCTTTTAATTTACGTGTAATTTCCCGGCACATTGCTATCGTTGTATTGTCGGGATTTTTCAACGCAATAACATGAATTAAATAAATACTTTTTTGATCTTCTCCGACTTGAAATATAGCACAGGGAAAATATGGATTAACATTTTCGTCAAATATCAAATGAACGGCTAATCTCGGATTGTACGGACAAATATCGGTATGTCTTTCGGTTCTCCAGCACTTTAAAAATTCGCCTCCAAATACCGTTTTACCCCACTCGCCAAGCACGTTAACCTTGTAACTGTTGGCATTTCTTGTTCGTAAATTTTCGTATTCATTTATTAAATTCAAATCTCTATAACCATAAGTCCCGCATGGACTTCCGGTAATCCAATAATTATCTTCGTAGGTTGTTTTGATTAAAATATATTTTCCGCATTTTGAAATTCGCACGAAAGAATTTAAAGACGGTAATTTATATTTTGTTTCAAGCCATTCAAATTTATCAACTAATTCTGTTTTTACCCAGGAATTTTCATCAACCGGGTTCCAGCTTGCGAATATTTTTTGTCCCTCAATACCTCTAAGTGAAAGATTGAATTGTTCAAATTCCGAAAGTTCAAAATGATTCAATTCGTCAAGATAAACATATTTATAACTTTCAATTCCTTTTGCTTTCTCTGGATCATCAAGTCCTTTTAAAACGATCTCAGAGTTAGTACCGCCTTGATTGGTAAATAAGTACCGCCTATCTTGTTTCTCAACGGTAGGATGCAAATACATGCCATCTATTGACAAATTAAATGATTTTTTTAAAGTAGTTGGGATTATTGCTGATTCTTTCCGGTACGCAATTGAGTTAGCCCCTTTGACGTAACATTCTTTTGCAAGTTGCTGGCAAATTGAAATTGTTTTGGCTGAAGATTTTCCGCCATAAATTAAAACAGTGCGGATCGATGTGTCTTTTATTATATCATTTAAAATAAAATATAATTCATTGAACCATTTGCGATCAAATTTTACCGGCATTATTATTCGTATGTTTCATCCGCCAGGTCTTTGCCAACTTTTTTAATAACAATAGTTGAGGCCACTTCTGCGGGTATCAACTTCGCCGCTATCTGATAAAACATACCCGGATTGCTTCTGCCCCACGTTACGATGTTTGCCTTTGGATCGGACTGTAATTCTTCAAAAGCGGCTAAAACGGTCTCTTTGACCGTTCTGGTTATATGATTAGTAGCTCCTTTAGGCTTACCTGTGTTTCCGGGTTTAAAATGATGATCTGCCACGAATATTAACGTATTATTCGTTAAAAGTACGGAATTATTCATAATTATCCAATTATATCAATTTCCTAACCAATCCTAACCAATCCTAACCAATACCTAACCTATCTGTATCCTTAGATGGTAGCCAATCCTAACCAACCTAACCTATTATTCTTCTTCCTACGCATTGTAAAAATAAAAAAGTATATAGAAAGGAGGTATACCCCTTATATTGGTTAGATAGGTTAGGATTCAATAATACCTAAGCGTGTAGGTCAAATGTTAAAAAGATATGATAGGTTAGGTTGGTTGGGAAATTTCCGAAAATACGTAACATTTAACATTTATACCCAAAATGTCCCGCTGTTTGTTCGCCTGGCATTCAAAACCAAAGTGATGCGACCATTCTTTGATTGCTGATGCGATTCTCTGAGCGGAATGCTGGTATTTGCGATCAATTGCATTTTCAGAATAGAATGTTGATAGAGAAGTTCTTATGTCGGTTGACGGTACTTCTTGTAGCTTAATCCAGTTGTCAAAATTTTCTTGAATGAAGTCCGTTATTGTTTTTCCGTGCGAGTGAATGAATTGTTTCTCCCAGCCCGTTTCGGTTAAAGAGGCGGATTGTATCTTTCTGTTCGATTTAAGCCACGTTTGGATCGATTCGATGATTATGGTGTCAAAGTTATTCCAATCGTTCTCGTGCCATCCTTTAGGGAAATGGCAGCTATAATGAGCGTCGACTCCTCCGGATTTTGTAAAGAAGTCGGTAAACTCAATCGGAATTATCCTTCTTTTCAACCCGCCGTCCGATATTTCGTATGAGAAATTCGTGTGAACGATGAACTTAGGCCCGTCAGATACCGGTATCTCAACCTCGTCTTTGTAGAGCTTCTTTAAAATGAACGATCCGGTTGAAGGTTCCTTTAAAAATGAGAAGTTAAAGTTCTTTGGCACATCTGAAATGCCGAATAATCGCTGCCCGTTCCATGATTGAAAAAACTTCTCATCGAACTTTGATTGAACCCCGGGCTTTGAGCAATAAGTAGTGCTGTGGGACAAAAGGTTGCAAAATAAATTCTTACCGGAGCCTCCCCCGTCTTTGGGGTCGGGGCATTGTTCAGTTAATACAATGATATATCCGGTTGTTTCGTCCTTATATTCATGACAGAGATAGCCGAGGATTGTTTTGATGTTTTGTGAATAGATGCTCCATGAAGTTGCTTTGGATAGAAAGTCTAAGTACTTACCGGATTGGGAGGGTTTGAAATCCCGCTGTTGGATTTTGGAAAACAAAACATATTTATCTGGCGGCAATTGATCATAGGTATGTGCGTTTAACTCACTGGTTGTTATTTGGATAAAAACGTTTTTGAAAAACTTATAGCAAATGTTTTGCGTGTCGTTTAAAAATAATTCATCGGAAATAATTTGAAGCCTGGAGATTGTGAACTTGCCGTTTTTTTGAAAGAACGCTTCGAGCGAATTGAGGATTTCTAAATATCCGATTATACCCGTGTCTTCCAAATATTCCCGCAGCACATCTTGAAAATCTCTTTCTGTTGCAGGGATGATAAATTTACCAACGATTCTGAAAAGTGAGCCACGGTATAAACCGAAACCTATTTTATTTGCAATGGTAATTACATCTGTTCGTGATATATTCCATTTTTTGTTTTCGACAATCCAAAACTTGCCAAACTTATATGGTTCTATATTTACAGATGATTCAATTTGCATAAAAAATATAAGAAGCCCCATCAAAAGAAACACAGCCAACTACGACGAAGGAGTGCGCCTCTTTATCCGGGGCTAATTTATTTAAATAATAATATTTGTGAGTTTCATACGTCGTAGTTGTGTGAGGTAGAATTTACACCGATTATAATTAATATGCCAAGTAAAGATGTTAACAATTAGATGCTAATAATTGGCGTAATGTAACGGATTTGTTGATGTTGCCGAAAAAACTATCTCGTTGTATTTTTTTCCAATTCAATAAAGGCTTTACGGCTATTTGCTGTTGTTTCAGGAACGGATCATTCATTTGATCAAAGCCAATGATTGAAGTGAGTTGGCGAAAGCGGAAATACCGGCGGCAGACAAATTCCATGATTTGGTTTTCCGTAACCCATATTTCGGCGTAACTCGGGTCTTCAAGCTTTATTATTTTATCATTCCGGTATGTATAACCAGTTTGTTTTTTTCTATCGAAATAAAATAAAGTTTCGCAAATAGATTGGATCTCATCCATGATTTTTATATCAAGCGTAATGGATACTTGTCTTTTTTTATTGTA